GAATATGGCCTACCAGTAACCTGAGAAGTTTGATGATCCACCTAATGATTTCCAATAACGGCCAATATTACATGACCAATAACCTGCTTTAGTTTTATCTTTCTTTTGAGCACATTTATGTCTAGCAGCAAAAGAAGCTCTTGCTCCTCTCTTTTTTAACTTAACTGAAAGACCTGTATCACCAAAAGAAACTTTTTTTACATTACCTTTTTTACTCTTAACGTATACGTAGAACTTTTTTGAACCACCTCTTTTAGGTTTGTTAAGTTGAACCTTTTTACCTCTGTACTCAGCTTCGGGTATGTAATCAACTGACGCTTTAAGCATTTCAAAACCGTTATAGTCAAATGATTCGTTTTGTATTGAAACTGCTTTCCTAAATTTGTCCATGTTTATGTTACCCCCTATAGACTCTACTAATTCTTTTACTAAATCGTAATCGACCATTTCGTCTAAAGAAGCTGCTTCATCGATTATATCTTCATTTTCGAACATCTCGTCTATAAGACAACCGATTTCAAACAGAGGGTTATACTTTGGAGAAACCATAGGTAAATCTAGAGGAACTTTCATTCCATTATATTCTCCATATTCTCCAATATCAGTAGTTGTAAGTATCTTCGTATCTTCTTCATTAAGTTGGATTTTACCGTCTCTATGCGCTTCTCTTGCTTCTTTGAATAAGTTAATAAAAGCGTCGGAATTGTAACGGTAGACATTAGAATGTAAAGTTAAACCGTTATCAATATGATACTGTAATGATGGTAATCCAACTAGTTCTTGTAATTTTATCATGATATATATTTACTAATTTTTTTCATAGCTTCTTCTGCAGAGAAATCACCTCCCATCCAATTATTATGAACGTAGTACATAACATCTTTTATGTTGCTCATATCTCCACTAATTCTTATACCTGAGTCAATTACTTTTTCCATTTCATCGCTAGGTTCAGATAAGCTTATACTTTCGTTTTTATCTCTTTTTTTAAATTCTCCTTTTTCCTCTTTCATTTCTGGATGGAATAAGAATTTAATTATTTTTGCATCTTTAGCTACTTCTTTTCCGTCGATTTCTATTCCGATAGGGTAAGGTTTAGTTTTATCATCTGCCCAATAAGCTACGTCGTAACTTTTATCTTCATTACTTGTTACTAATAAACCTCTATTATATGTATCTTCTTCTGCTTGAAGTACAACCATTTTACCGGTTGGAAGAATCATATCACCCATTAACTTAATATCTCCTTCATCGTACCCATCTTCATTATATCGATTTTCTTCTGTTATACCGTAAGTTTTGCAAGGAGTTTCTCCACATCCGCAATTTTTTTCTTCCATTACAGAACGATCTACCTTGCTTATATTCCATCTATGAATAAAGTCTATAGCTTCTTGTTTATCAACTCCAAACTCTTTCATAAAAGCAGCAACGCTAATAGTTTGCTTATTACGGTGCAAATCATCTAAGAAGTTAACCATTCTTTTTTGAACTCCTTCTCTTAATATAATATCACTTAGTTTCATTAATAAAGTCTTTTCTATAAAATTTTCCTAATATATTATCATTAATATATTGATGATTATTCTCTAATACTCCATTTATAAATAGCTCTTTACATTCATAATACGTTAGTTCTTTCTTAGTTTTGACAAACGTAAGTATTTTTCTAACAAATGCCATCTCTCCGTCAGCTTTAAGTAACTCTTTAATTTTAGGATGTGACCCGTAATAATCTTTCCAATCTGATTCGGTAATAACTTTTTGTTTCAAAGGTACTCTTCCTTTGATACCTTTTTTAGATCTTTCTTCTCTAAGAGCTTGTAGTGCTCTTTTTCCTAATCTTTTATTTCTTTCAAAGAATAGTACTTTTTTACCAATATATCTTAATCCTGATTTTTTATGATGAACTTGATATATAAAACCGTAAGTATCTTTAGGCATATCATCTATCGATGTTATTAACCTGTCATCATATATCCATGTAGGCAATGTTACCATATAAACAATTTAAGTAAAAAAAAATTAAGAACAAACTAAATATCTAATTTTACTTTAATAGTTAATTCTGTATTAGTAGGTTTAGGTATAGGTTGACCTAATTTACCTACTGCTATTAATTCTTGAGCATCATTATACAAACCTACAGTAGTTATATAAGGTGTAAACTCAGAACCAGTTATTATATCTTTAAGTCTATTATCTGACCCTGTTAATGCAGTTGGATTTTGAGTAAAGTTATATTCAGTATCAGATACTTTTACATTAAAGTTATGAGTATAGATATCGTCATTACCTGTAAAGCTCACTGCCATTGAACCTGTACCAAGGAAATAATTAGTAATAATATTATCTGTGATAACTGCAATACCGTGAGAGTAAAATACATTACCTACTCTAATATATTCATCACTATTCATTATTCCTAAATTACCATTACCGTCATCTACTAAAGGTTCAATACTTCCGTAGTATGTTGTAGATCCAGAAAATACATAATTATCTTGTACATAACCTCTGTCTATAAATAACGAACTAGTAAAGGTACTTGGTGCTGGTGTAATTTTAACAGAACCAGGTTCTATTTTAGTACCGTAAGTAGTTTGAGGAATAGATACTACTACTGCATCTTCGTTTAGAAATCTAGAGCCGGTAACTATAGAAGTTTCTTCGTAATGATCTGAAAGAAAATAAGAACCTGAATCTTTTTCTAATGAACCAGTTATAGTACCTGTAGCTCTATTATAATCCCGGTAGTAAAGTTGATTTATACTTCTATATACTAATGTTTTGTAATACCCATAGGATTTAGCTTGTCCACCTATATAGTAATTATATAGTGAGCTAGATTGGGCTGGTATAGATAAAAGACCTGCTAATTGAAAGGCAGATCCAGAATTAACTGAATACGGTTTCTTAGCTGTATAAGACGTTATAAATACGTCTTGCTGTCTTAGTTTTTTCCAAGCACTCATTCATTAATAATCAAGTTTAACCCTTAAAAGTGCTTCTTTAGTGAAATCTTTTATCAACGGTGTAGATAGTTTAGCTACTGCAAGTAAGTCGTTGCTATCATTATACATTCCTATACTTGTAATATAAGCTTGCGGATTATCTATCATTACGTTATGTCTAAGTTCACCTGAACCTGTTATATTAGATGGGTTATTAGAATAGTTGAATTCGCTATTTCTTGCTCTAATAAAAACATAGTTAGAAGAAAGTGTTTCTTGAGATCTTAATTGGAAGTAACTACCTGTTTGAATAGAATTAAACCATTTTGAATTATTATTAAATTCAGTATAATTAGACGCTGTAGTACCTCTAAGGTCTACAAAATTACTTTCTGACAGCAAATCTCCATCAAATGCCAGTACTCCAATATCTGGGAATAATTTTCCATACTCTATACTTGAGTTAACTACTCCTCCATTAGATCCGCTAAATATAGAATACACTCTACCGCCATCTACAAAAGTATCGCTTGAAGCAGTTAAACTATTATCAGTTACTCTTAAAGTGTTACTACCACTTTTTATTTTTAAATCTAAAGAACCTGGGAAAATTGATTCTTTGTATCTAGCTCTTTCAACTGCTATAAATAATACGTTTTCAGGAGTTCTAGTTGTAGCACCTGATTCGAAAGTAAAGTTTGTATCTTCATCACCAAATACTAAAGTTCTAAATTGTCCATAAACAGTTCTACTATAAGAGCCTGTTACTGATGCATCATATCTAGGAGCTCCGTTTTCTATTCTATTACCATGTGCTACTGAAAATTGTACTGCTGCTGAAGTAGAAGCAGAACCGGTATTAAATACATGATAATAATATTTACCGCTAGTAGCAGCCGTCTGGGTATTACTTGTTTCGAAAGTCTCTAATATAACAGTATTATTACTCCAACATGGAGCAGTTACTGCATCTGAACTTACTACTATATCTTGAGGGTCAAATCTTTTATACGACATCTTCTTAGTTATTTACTTTAGTTATAGTTACCGGAATAGTTACTCTAGCTCCTGAATCTCTACCGATAATTTGTATAGTAGTTTGAAGTTGAGTTCTATCAGTACCAAACAATGTGTTAATTGTAGTTGCAGTTAAGTTGATAGTAGTACCTACAACTGTTTTCGATACATTAGTACCTACAGTAGTTGCGGTATTAAGTCTTTCTGCTTCATCTGTATTTACACCTACTCCATTAAAAGTACTAAAGACTCTTACATCAGCAACTATTGCTGTATATCCTCCACTTTCAAAAGTTGATGTTGAACCTAAGTAATTTAAAGTTTCAGGAGTTATAGCTAATGATGCTCCTTGCTTCAATGTTATAGAAGAATAACCTGTATTTACTAAAGGTAATTTAGCTGTACCTCTTGGTAAGGTCGCTAATTTATATTTCATTATTTTTGTTTCGTCAGGAAATGCTTCTAATAGAGGCATATTTTCTATAGCCTGACCGTAGAATTGAGAACCAGATGGGTGAGCTGGATTATATAACGTATAATCTATTTCATCATCTGATAAAGCAAATTGAGTAATCTTAAAAGATCCATCTCCTCTTGCAAGAAGTTCTCTACCTTTTTTCGTTAATATTGCGTCTACTGTTACAACGCCATTATTTAAGTATCCCATTTTTTATCTCTCTTTTATATAAATATATCTGTTTAAACTTTTCTAAAATCGTGAACCAGAGTTAAATATTATTCTACCGTTATTTCCGGTTAAATATATTGTTTCTGTTTCAATATCGTATAATTTAGCTTCTGTAGCTTTAAATAGTTCATTATTAGTCTTTCTAAATATAAGATCTCCGTTTAATTTAAAAATTGTAAATGATTCTCCACCGCCACTAGGAACTGATGGATTGCCAAAGAATGCTGTGTAAGACCCTCCATCAACAGCTGAGGTTATATTTCTCCTTACTACTAAAGTTTCAGGATTCG